TTCTGTGTTATCTGACATTTCATTACCTCCTTCTGCGTTTGCCTGTTTTGCAATTTTTTGTGTATCAGGCAACGTAAATCTTGAATGCTTGTACGCATCAAGAATCTTATCAATCTCTTTTGCTTTATTAACATCTGAACTCTCAACCCAACCAATTAGTTGTGCTGGCTTACCAGATACTGGTGAGTCATATGTTTTTTCTGTTGAGATAAAAACAGAATTACTGTCTTCACAGTAAAAAATATTTTCGGTTACAACATCTACAGCAATACCTTTTGCTATAAATTGTCCGTTTACTTTTTGAATAGAAAGAATATTGCAAAGTTCATTTGCTGGAGAATCTACAATTGATAATTCCATCAATTCATAGCTCTTAATAAATCTTACAGTTTTACCTGTAGCCTTATTAACTTCATTATCTGATTCAATTATTTTTCCGCCGATTGAAAATCCAGATAGTGTGCCATCTAAGACTTTCTCCCATGTATCTTGTGCGCCTTTTGATACATAAGCTGTTACATAAACACCATTGTAAAATTCTTTAGTTGCTGGATCATAAAAAGTTTCTGGCTTAAAAGAAACCATCTTGCCAACCGCATTGGATCCATGCATCTCACGAATATTTCCACGAAACTTTTCAAATGCCTTTACGCTTGCCTCTGAAGTAACTACATCTCCAGTTTGATCAACATTATCAAGTGTTGCAAATCCAGAGACAGTTCTTTTTTCACGGTTAACCTTTGTGAAAGGCACAGACAAATTAATGTCATTGCCGTGGCTGGTCCATAAAGACTTTTCAATATTCATATGCTTAATTTTACTTACTTATATATAAAAAGGCAAATAACAGTTGAGTAGAGTTAGTCGACTTGTCTGCCGTCGCCTTTTGCATTTCTGCCTTCTCCAGAAATATCTGGGGCATTTGCCTGACGATCTTGAGACCTTTGTCTTGTATTTCCAGCCTGGGCTAATTGTTCTGAGGCTGCTTGACCTTTAAGGTCAACAACTTCATCTCCCCCATCAAGTGGAATCATACCCTTTCTGATTCTAACTTCATTAGGGGTAATTACCTGCATTCTTAAATATCTTTCATCAATCTTAGACTGAGTATCTTCGTCAGTAAGAGTCAATTCGTTGAATTTAAGAATTAGAGCATCTGTCTTTTCTTCAAATATTTTATTTACTTTCTTTTCAAGAATCATCTGTGCTGGACGACAAACTTGTTCTTTAAATGTCTTATCAGCATCACGAGCCACTGCTAGGTTGACTCCTTCTGGGGTTCCAATTTTATTAATTGGGACACGGTGTGCCAAAAGGATTTCATCTCTATTTGATTTTCTATAAATATTAAATGAAGATTCCTGCGGATTGGCTTCAATTGGATCCATTTTAAATTCAACTTTTGTATCTGGGGTATCTGCTGGGAGAGGAATATATAAAGATCTATGATTTTTACCCTTCAGTCCAACTTGGAAAAATTCAAGCAATTTACGCTCTGCTTCTGGAGAAAGCTTAGCACCTTTAACTGTAATAATATATCGTGGAACCGCCTTATTTTCAAAGTAATCTAGATTATATCTGCCAGACAACTCATTACCTGCCAAGGAAACTTGAGCCGCAATAATATCTGGAATTCCATAGTAATTATTCATAGGCGTATATTTCTTTAAATGAATAATTTCATTAGGGCGATCTTCTTGGCCAGCAATTGGATTCTCTACTTCCTTTTCTCCGAAATTGCTGAAGTAAACGGCCTTTCCATAAAGAAGCTGGACAAACCCATCTCTTAATCTACGGACACGCATTGTCTTTGCTGGAATATGTCCAATATATCCAATATTTCCTGCAGTTGTTCTTCCGACTTCAATATAGCCGTTTCCTGTTGCTTCTAAATCTGTATAGACTTTAATTAATGTTTGAGTAAAAGTATCTTCTTCGTTTGTTGTATCAAGCCATGCGTGTATATCCTGGCGGAGCTTATTTAATTTTCTACGTGCTCTTTCTAATTGCTTTTCATCATTTATAGAATCAAATGCATCATTTGTCTTTTTTGTTTCTACAAAGTCATATCCTAGTCCAACAATGTTTGCTACCTTAGCATTAATTGCTGCATAATTATATGTTGAAATTTCATATACTTTTGATAGATACTCAAGATTGTATGGTGGTTCAACCAAATCGAACATAGCATAGCCTGTAATAGCTTGTGCTAATAGATTTTGTTGTGTGCCAGTTCCTTCAACACCCGTAAATGATTTTGCAAATTCTCTACTTAGTTTACGCTTAAATGAAGAGCCTAATCCTCTTACCTTTTTTAAATCTTCTAGTCCCGCCGCAAATGGATCGTTGCTTACCTCATCCTTTTTTAAAGAAAACCAGTCCGCCGTATTTGATATATCAATTATGTTTTCTGAGTTGTCGTCATCAAGAAACTGTACTGTCATTTTAGACCACCTAATTTTTTCATTTCGTCTTTATAGTTACCGATATCAAATGGATCTGGAACTAGTCCCCAGTCGAGTCTTTGCTTTTGGTGCTGGAACTCTTCGTCGTCAATCTTCCTTCTCCCAGAAAGAAACTTAGGCCCGCCCTCATATATACCGTATGAGCGAACCTCTCTAGCCAGAGCATCGATTCTAGATCTATTTCCTTTTTTGGACGTGACCGAAAGAAAGTTGCCATCATCGTCTCCAATCCATCTACCATCGGGCATTTCCCAAACATATATGCCAAGGGTTGTTTCCTCTTCAAGCATTTTGGTATTTACACGATTAATATCCATAGTAATTTATTTTACCATTATTTCCTACACAAGTCCAGCTTTTTGTCACAACTTAGGACAAAAATATTAAATATTGGAAGATTGATATTCAGTATTGTTGATTAAATAAGCAGTTCCGTCATTACCAAGGGACGATTCTGATATTTCAACCCCTGTATCTGACACAGACACAACATATTGATGAGTATACAGTTGATAATGTGTGGTGGCCTGGCTCGATGTAAGGGCATCTGGATATAAGGCAATATTGCTATATAAATTGTTTCCGCCAGACTTTGTTCCATTTTGATTATAGTTAAATCTAATATTACTGGTTGCCGCTGTAGATAGAACAATAACAATATGATGAGGCATATTGGTAGTTAAAAATGAAGATATATTTGTGCTGGCAGTATGATCTACGCCATTTACATAAAACCCAGAAACCCCTGATTTATTTATGAGGCCTGCGGAATCCCATTCAAATATCTTTGTATTGCTAGAAAATAATACATTCTGTCCTGATACTGGTGTAAATATCATTTCTATAGTTCTAAAGCTATTTGATGATTCTAGATTAAACCCGCCGCCATTATACATCCTAAGTCCATTATAATCATTGTATGAAATAATTGGATAATTATATCTTGATAACCCGTAGTCCTGATTTGAATAAAGTCTATCTCCAGAATTGTCGGCATAAAAATCTGTATTAGAAAAGAAGTCAAGGGATAAAGATCTTAATACTGGAATATTAAATGATGTGTCAGAAGATGACATAGTTACCTTTAAATAAAGTAATCCATCTGTAATGCCATCGTTTTTATTAAAATATGGAATTGGGTTATTGTTTTTACATGTTTGCCATGAAGTTCCATCTCGACTCACCTGAACAACAATATTATCAACATCATCTTCCCATGATATTTGAGAACTTGTAACACCTAGCCCTGATGGAATAATTATCGTTTCTGTAAATGTAAAAGTTTTTGATTGAGAGTCTGTTGTTTGTAAAAATGTTATATATGACTGATCTGTTGGCATGATTACATTTTCATCAACTAATTCAGACCACTGCTTAGTACCTGGATAATAGTATCTTGCAACTGGTCTTATCTTAGAATGATTTAAACTAAATAGATAGCCGCCATCTGGGTATACAATCTGTGAATAATTTAACTCTTTAATTCCTTCTATATAATGAGATAATATCTTTCCCGCACTTAAATTATATCTATAAAAAGCCACAGAGTCTACGACAAAATAATTATTACTTGCAGATGGGCCAGTAGAGAAGATTGTAGAATTATTGGAAAAAGTAAAAAAGTCTATTTGTTTTGTTGCAACCTTGCTTCCATTAATATAAAGAACTAAAGATGTTTTATTATACAAAGCAACTATATGCAAGGCTTTATTATTTGTAACTTTATATCTTAATGAATTAGTTGATACTTTAAATATAATATCTCCATTTTGATAGTATATTCCTGTTGAAGAATTTTGATCAGCGACAATTGGGATTAATGATGTTCCAGTATTTGGTAGCTTAGCCCATAGTTCTATTGTAAATGGATTATCTGAATGATATTTATTAGCAAGTCCAGGGGTAAGGTAATTAATAGAAGTTTGATCTGATATTAATGTTCCATAAATTCCGCCTGAAACTAGCGGCATTATTTTAGATCCCGATATCCCAGATACGGTTCCGTTATTATTATTTCCAGAGAAGTCTAGTATAGGTTGACCAGCTATATCGCTATATACTGAAAAGGCATCTTTAACTGCTTGATATGTAGGATAAGATGCTAATATTTGACTATAATAATCTACAGATCCTGATTTAACTTCATCAAGTGTATAGTAGGAGATTGGAAAGTCTGCCAATACAGTTCTATAGTATGACATACTCCTCCTTAGCTAGGCTGCTCTAATGCTGCCACTCTTGCGGATAGTTCTTGAACCGCTTTAATTAATGGTGAGATTAATTCTTCATATCTTAACATTTGAGATGAGTTTGAATCTGATGGATCTGCAAGAACAAATGTAGCATAATCTTTATCTGTATGTGCATCAATTGCAGCTTTAACTTCCTGAGAAATTAATCCATAATGGTATCTTGTTCCTGGAACTATGTTTGTAAACATAGGATTTCCATTTGCATCCATTACCTTATTACCATCTTCATCAAGAACTGGCTCTGAACTTCCAACTTTATGTCTATATGAAACTGGTCTTAAGTCATTGATAAATGCTAGCCCGAGATCTGAATCTTCAATATCTTTTTTATCTCTTTGATCAGATGTTGAAATTGTTGATGTTGAAGCATAAAGCTGTGACCATCTATAAGAAGTATTTCCTAATTTATTGGTTCCGTTTCCAAATGGGTAGAGGTCTGATGTAGATCCTGGTCCCCATCCATATAAGCTATTACTTGTAAATTGAATTCCTGTTTGAAATTGAACTCCTGGAGTTGTACCAGCAAATGTTACGGCACTATTTGGATCAAAACTAGTTCCGTTAGTTCCGTTTGTTCCGTTTGTTCCTGCAGGACCTTGTGGACCTGTTGGACCTTGTGGACCTTGTGACCCTGTTGCACCTGTTGCGCCAGTTGCGCCTGTAGATCCAGTTGCACCTTGAATACCCTGTGGACCAGTTGGACCTTGTGGAATTGTAAAATAAAAAGATGCTGCTGTTGATGTACCATAATTAACAACAGATGCTAATGATCCAGGATTTCCTGTTGCTGTTCCATAAATACCTACCGTTGCATTAGATCCTGCTGTTCCAGCTGGGCCAGTTGGACCTTGTGAACCAGTTAAACCTTGTGGTCCTGTTGGTCCTGTTGGACCTGTTGCTCCTGCAGTTCCTGCGGCTCCTGCAGGTCCTGTAGGACCTGTGACTGTTGATGCTGCTCCTGTTGCACCTGTAGCTCCTGTTGCACCTGTTGGACCAGTTGGTCCTTGTGGTCCAACAATTTGTCCTACTGAAGTCCAGGAAGATCCGCCCCAAATATATAAATCTCCATCAGCATCTACAACTCTTGCATCATTTGTATTATTACCTGTTGTTGGTAATGCAGAAACTGTTGCAACTGATGCTTTAACATTAATAGATGTACCTTGTGGCCCTGTTGGGCCAGTCGCACCTGTAGAACCACTTGGTCCAGTTGGTCCAGTTGGTCCAGCGGCTACTCTAGATAAATTCCATGTAGTTCCATCCCATATCCAAGTATTACCTGAATATGTGTATGATTGACCACTGGTCGGTGACGATGGAAATGTAATTGGCATCTATTTCTCCTATAAACCTAAAATAACTTTTGCTTCATCTAAAGTTAACCCTAAAGACTGCAATTTGTTTAAAGAAGAAATTATTTTTTGATCTAATTCAATTTCTGTTGATGAATATACTGGAGAATTATTTATTTCTTTTTCTCTTTGTTTTAATTCATCTGTGTTATATTCTCTTAAAACAAATTGATTTAAACTAACATTAAATTCATTAACGTCTGACATTATTGTATACCCCACAATTTCCAAGTCCCAGAACTAAATGTTCCTCCGCCAGTGCTTATATTAATAGATGTAATTGCAGAAGCTGCATCATAAGATCCAGCAACTACTTCAATTTGATCATATACGTCTGATGAAGTAACTTCGCTACAAATCATTCCATTATGAGTTAAAGTTACAGCCTTACTTCCAGTGCTATTTGCATTTGTAACTCTTAAAGATCCATTGCAAGTCATGTATGAATAATAAGTTAAAAATGTTGGGATACACAAAGTTGTTGTAACTGATAATCCATTGTAAGTGCTTCCGCCATAAGTTCTAGAAAATTGAAAATTATAATCACTAAAATTAGTACTATTATTTAATTTAAATAAAGGCCTATTCCTTGTTGTTGTTGAAACACCATAAAATTCTAAAAATAACTCTTTGTATGTTCCTCCAAGACTAGAAAATGAAACAGTAGATCCTGATGAAGAAGATACGGATCCAATATACGTCCAAGATCCTCCAGCACTTCCTGTTGGGCCAGTAGGCCCTGTAGCTCCAGTAGCACCTGTTGGGCCTGTAACTGTGGATGCTGCACCTGTTGGTCCAGTTGGACCTGTTGGTCCAGTTGCGCCAGTTGGTCCCGTAACTGTTGATGCTGCACCTGCTACACCTTGTGCACCAGCAGGTCCTGTTGGTCCTGTTGGTCCTGTTGCGCCTGCAAGAGATGATCCAACTTCAATCCATGCTGAATTATAATATATATATTCACTTCCATTAGAAGAGTTAAACCATGCTTGTCCATTTACTGGATTGGAGGGTGGTGTTGCAGATGTAATAGAAAATGTTGCTTGCGATCCAGTTGGTCCAGTCGATCCTGTTGGTCCAGTTGCGCCAGTTAAACCAGTTGCACCTGTTGGACCAGTTGGTCCAGTTGCGCCAGTTAAACCAGTTGCACCTGTTGGTCCTGTAGGACCTGTAACTGTAGATGCTGCACCCGTTAAACCAGTTGCCCCTGTTGGTCCTGTTGGACCAGTTGCGCCTTGAATATTTCCTGCATTAGTCCAGGATGATCCACCCCATACATAAAGATTTCCAGAAATTAAATATGCTTGTCCTGCTGTTCCTGTTGGGTGTGCTGTTTGTAAATCAGATAAAGTATTGTATGAACCTAAAACATTTAATCCTGCACCTTGTGGTCCTGTTGAACCTGTTGGTCCTGTTGGACCTTGTGCGCCTGTTGGACCAGTAACATTTGATGCTGCACCAGTTGGTCCCGTTGGTCCAGTTGGTCCTTGTGCACCTGTTGGGCCAGTAACTGTTGATGCTGCACCAGTTGGTCCTGTTGGTCCTTGTGCACCTGTTGGGCCAGTAACTGTTGATGCTGCACCAGTTGGTCCTGTTGGTCCTTGTGCACCTGTTGGGCCAGTTGGACCAAAGTGTGTACTTAAATAATCATCAATATCTTGAGCAAGTAAACCCATATCTCTTGGAATGTCTGGTGACATATCAAGAGTTGGATATCTAAAATTTTTAGCGGTACTATTGCTCATTTTTACATTATAGCATTCTCAGTGTTATAAGCCTTTTTATAAAAAGCTAAATTGGATGCCAGCCTCTCATCTGAAGTCATTGAGCAGGCTATTAAACCTGCATCTAATGCTGCCTCTATATTACCTAAATTATACTCTGAAATGGCTTTCAAATCATATGGAAGATATCCCCAAGCCTCTGCTTCACATAGATAATCTAGTGGTTTTTCTGTAATATCTAAAGCCATGTTAATATACTCTAGACATTTATCCCAATTTTCTTCTGTGTAATAATATAAGGATAAATCAACAATAGGCTCTCTTCTTCCAGGGGCTTCTTGTATTGCTTTTAGTAACCAGGATTCTCTTTGATCCGCCTCACATTTTGCAAGATATCTCATTGACTGTGCACGTTCAGGACCCCATTTAGCAGAAGGTAAATCAAGATGTCTTTTAAACTCTTCTACCGCCTTTTCTATTTGTCCATTAAAAAATAATTCTCTAGCATAGTAGAATGCATTTCTATCATCATGTGGATCTTCTCTTACTGCAATTGCAAGAAGTGGATAATATTGTGATCTTGGCTTTGAGTCATCTGCGTGATGGTGAATTTGCATTCCGCACCATTCTTGAATCTCATCAAAACCATATGCAAATAATACCTCATGCACTGGATGTTTCCAGCGATACCCTTTGCGTGAATGAATTTTGTCTCCACCGTATTGTAAACCTGGAGTTCCATCTTCATTCCAGTTCCATGTGTACTGATATCTGATGCGGGTAGATTGAGGGTTAACTTTTTCTAATTCTTCCCGCCAACCTTCAATTAAAACTTCATCCATATCAAGAGCAATGCAATAATCAATATCAAGCGGGATAGCAGCGAGAGATGCATTTCTAGCATCATCAAATCTCCATGGTGATACATTTACATTAATTACAT